GCCAAGGCGTCGGAGTGGCTGGACAGCCGAAACCAGGACGACCGGGTCGTAGAGATCCGGCAGGCACATCCCAGTGCCTGGACTGACGAGACGGTCGCTGTGGCGGCCAGCTCGGAGGTCACTGTTGCCGTCAACTTGATGGCGTTCGGGAAGGACCGTACCAAGGAGGGCCTGGCAGAGTGCTACAAAGTGCTCTCGGCCGAGTGGAAGGAGAAGCAGTACACACCGGAGGTACAACTGTGCCTGAAGCAGATGGCAACAGCCGTCTACTGGTGTGTGCCGGACTCGGAGATCAAGCTTCTCCGGTTCGGCACGACGGGGGCCGTCCGGGAGGGAGTGGACAGGTACCGTCGGCTGCGCGACCGAGCCCCGGGGCTCAGGTCGTAGGAACTCCGCCGTCCCTGTGTGTGCGTGCGCGGCATGATCGTCCCTAAACCCATCGACCCTGAAGCTGTGGTCGGGAAGGTTTCCTATAGGGCGGACTGTGACCGTGAGAGTGAGTACACGCAGTTGTGTGCGATGCCCGTTTGCGATGAGTACTTTGTTCAGAATGATTGTCAGCATAACCAGTATCTGGCTGCGGTGAATCGGGTCGCCTGTAAATGGCCGGCCCCGGATCCGAAAGCGATTGGTGAGCTGCGGTGGGTGATTGCCTCGCTTGCAAGTCGATTGGGACCTCGTACTAAGGTCAGCTTCGACGTGTGGGGAAAGCACTACACTGGGTTGAAGCGAGCTCGGTATCTACGCGCCATTGAATCCCTGGAGAATCGACCGATCGGACCTAAGGACTCGGGTATCCAAGCTTTTGTTAAGCTTGAGAAGCTCACTGATCCTAGGAAAGATCCCAGAATGATCCAGATGCGTGGCGCTAGGTATAACGTGGAGCTTGGCAACTACCTCAAGGCATTTGAACACGACTTGTATACGCTTCGGGGGATGCCGCACGACTCGTGGTTTCCGGAGGGCAGACTGATAGTCAAGGGAATGAATAATGCAGCCCGTGGCGCCCTGATCGAACGACATTGGAACTCCCTGAGACGGCCGGTGCAATTGTCACTGGACTGTTCTAGGTTTGATGGCCATGTCTCTGAACCTTTGTTGCGAATTGAGCACTCACTGTATGAGAGCCTTTTCCGCGACCCTGCGCTTCAGCGGTTGTTGGGTTGGCAACGTCGGAATACATGTTTCACCCGGTCTGGCTTGAAGTATACCGTGTTTGGCCGCCGCATGAGCGGAGACATGAATACTGCTCTTGGGAACTGTGTGCTGATGATCACGATGATGGCCTGGGCTATGCGCCAGCTGGGGCTTCGGCCCAGCCAGTGGCGCATGGCCGACGATGGCGACGACTGCTGTATAATGGTTGAGGAGGAGCATGCCCATCTGGTTGCCAATGGTCTGCAAGGTCTGTTCTTACGGCTCGGTCACGATCTGAAGGTGGAGGGAATTGCCCGCACTTTGGAGGAGGTGACTCTGTGTGCCGGAAGGCCGATTCGCGTCGGAGGTCAGCGCGTTATGGTGCTGAATCCGAGAAGGGCGATCGGGAAGTCGCGGGTGGGTATTAAGACCCGCGACCCCAGATTTATGCGTGACTATGTGCATACGATGGGTGTCTGTCAGTTGGCCTTGTACAGTGGTGTGCCTGTTTTGCAAGCGCACGCCCTAGCCTTAAAGCGGGCTGGAACAAAAACGCTTAGGGAGCTGCCAGGGGCTTACCTTTACCGGTTGGCCCACATGGAGCGTCCTGACCTTGTGCAGGCCACCACCATATCGGAGGAGGCGCGCCTTGATTTTGCCG